AACTCCTTCTTCGTCCTCCAACAACTCAACATTCCATATCTTTTTACCAGTAAGACTGTCAAGTAGCTTAGCTTGTTGTTCATCTGCCTCGGAAATAAATTCTATATCTAAACTATCGTCTTCGTCCATCTTCCATCCTCAGTTAATACCATAGGCATCAGTTTCGGTTGACCATGTATTATCATGCCGCAACCGATTATGAATCGATTTTTAAAGTTCTTAGCATAATCAAACGCCATAGATTTTTGTGAAGTTAAACATCCAACTTGCATACCCCAATGAAGGGCATCTGGATTACTGAAATAACCGATAGAAAATTTCGAGTGATAATGTCCCTGGACACAATGCTTACCCATCTGCATAGATAACTTTAATACATCAGCACTCATGCCATGCGTAAAGAAACAACGTGTACCATCAGATAAAGTAATAGTTAAATCATCTACCCACTGCCATCGATCTGATACACCAAGGTATTCATTGTAAGACTTAAGATAATCTATAGGTAGGCCATACTTTAATGCACGTCTATAGACTAAAGATGAGTGGTTCGAGTGTACCAATATCATATCAGGGAAAAGCTTTTCTAGTTCGTAGATGTACTTCCTGGATATGCGCAACTCATCACCAGCTGAAGGTAGGTCAGGATTAGAATCATGCATGCTAATAGCATGTTGATCTAGCTCATCACCAATATTAATAATTAAGTCTGGTTTGTATTTCTTCTTAAGGGCGGTAAGGAATGCGAATGCATCTTGATGATGGTACGGAATATGGAGGTCACTAATTACCAATACTCTACTGTTCTTTGCCATAATAGTTACTCATAAATTAGATACTACTAGGATATCACATCCACTAATTCACGCAACTACTCGTATACGCGCGCACCACTCTTTCCAATAGCTAACATTTGCCTTCTTGGTTTATCTGTACCCTTAGGAAAGGCTATGTGAATCCATCTTCCAAACTCTAATATCAATTGGTCAAACTCTATCGAACTTGAAGCGAGAGTGCGCATAACGTGATTAACATCGCCAAAACCAGGGCAAGTAAAATCCGCTGCCAAGCCGAACGTATGGTAAGAGGTATCTTTTGAACGCAAATATCGATTAAGGTCCATAGACCTAAAACCACTAGATACACGAATAGCGTGTCCATCAAGTTTAGTCCTAACAACTTCTAGTCCCTCCGCTAGTATTGTAAGATTAGATAATTGGACATCATTTGGTTCGTTGTCTATATCTAACCTAGATGCTGTGTCGCTATGTGTCAGTTCTTGGTAGCTAAAGTGATCAGACAGTTGCACTACTTAGTAATGCCTTTCATCTTCTCGAATGTTCTCATTGATCCTAATCCTAATAGGCCCATAAGGACAGTCATTAAACTACCCATATCAAACACAGGCAATGGAGGTATGGTTGCACCAGCCCATGCTGCGAAGAATGTAATGAGTGGAACGCCAACAAAATGCCAAGCCATAGCTACTCCACATACCCATCCTATGAATGGTCGCCATCCTGCTACCCATACGGTTCTATGTGTTGCTTCTATTTTATTAGTTTCTGCTTGAGCAAGGTTGAGTTGTGTTGCATTAGCAATAAGCTCAGCCTCTATAGCTTGCTTAGCTTTTTCTGCACCGTTCTTGTCAGGAACAACACGATCGATAACAGTGGATATAAGTGGGAGTAATATGTTTAACATTAATGAAGTAATCCATAAAATATACTCACTAGTATAGGAGTAATTGGAAGTAGTGTGAGTAGGACTAACAGACTGGTAAGTGGTTTAGTTAAAAATTGCATAGCAGTATATACAGATTAACACCAATCCAAAATATAAGATTAGTGCATGCTCGTTCATATTTTCCATCCATGTGATACAGACCACAGATAAACTAAAGCAACTAAAGCCATAGCAAGTATTCCCCTAACGGATAGTTTACCAAACTCAGCAAACTTTTCATTAAGCCACTCACTTAAGCCTTCTTTAATAGCTTTCTTATGTTCCTCTGGAGTCATATTTATCATCCCTTACATTTACACTCTTTGCATTTACATTCTTTACATTTACACATAGTCACTCCCTCTTTGATTGTCATTATAAAGCTTCCACATCTACACCACTAAACCATTTCTTTGGCATAGGGATAACTTGGTTCTCTACATCATCAGGAAAGGCTACATATATATGAGTATCCCCTAGTACAGCATTCCAACAACCTGTATGCGTATTACCATTCTCTGGTTCATTTTGTTATCCTTTATCTAAAGATTGCTACGTTAATAATTTCTATATCAGTAGCAGTTGATGTTGTTACTAACGCAACTTGAATAGATACACTTGTAGTTTAATTATTTAGGATTATCTGATTTAACTTTAGCTACTGCGTCTTTCCAAGTAGTAGTACCATTCAGTAAGTCTTTGTATTGCATATCCATTTGGTCTTGAATTAATAAATAATCATATGCTCTTTTATTTATTGTTGTTATTGCCATTATTCAAAATCTTCTTTAGTAAATTCAAATCTTTCAATAGTAGATAAATCTTCTATATCAGTCCAAATAGGTTCTAATTTTTCACCATCATAATTAGGTTCATTATAGTTATCAGGATAGGTTTGAGTATCTTGTTTTCTTGTAATACTTCCTTTTAATAAATTCATAAACTCTGTGTGTTCAGTAGTTCCTTGAATTTTATCTAAATCTTTTCTTGTGTTAATATTGTATTTCATAAATTATACTTTAAATCTTTTGATTATATTGTCAATATAACATTTAATATTATAGCTATTGCTCCATTGAATATGACCATGCCAACTAGCTAAAAATCTAGTTAATTTTTGATTATCATTATTTAATAGATATTTATTAATTTTTCTTTTTGCACGAACTACACTTTGTTTTCTTAATAATTTATAATCTTTCCATATTCTATAACCTAAAAAATTTATACCTTGATGGGTAGAAGAAACATGCCATTTCCCCATATTTAATTTTAAATGAATACGACAATATTCTTCTAATTGAACAAATATATTTCTTAATAATTTTTTATTATTATCAAGAATAACAATATCGTCCATGTATCTAGCAAAATATTTTACTTTTAATTTGTGCTTTATAAAATGATCTATGTCATTACCATATATATTAGCAAATAATTGACTTGTTAAATTTCCAATAGGTATGCCTGTTTGATTGGTGGGTGTTATTAATTTAATTAAGTTAAATGTTTTATTGCATTTAATCTTTTTTCTAATCATTTCTAATAACATATTTGTATCTATGCTAGGAAAGTATTTTCTAAAATCTGTTTTTAAGAAATATGTAAAGTCATGTTTTCTTAAATTAGACTGAATATATTTAACTCCAGTATGTGTTCCGTATCCTTTTCTACACGCAAAAGAATTAGGTAAAAATGTTTTTTCAAATATAGGTGTTATAATATTACATAAAGCATGTTGGACTATTCTATCTTTAAAAGATAATGCAGATATAAGTCTTTTTTTAGGTTCATAAACATAAAAATTTCTATATTGACCTATTTGGTATTTATTATTGATTAGTTCATTTCTTAATTGAATTAAATTATATTGATCAAATTCTTTAAATTCCAAGTAAGAAAATGTTTCCTTTTTACCTTTACAGGTATTTTTATAAGCTAATTGTAAATTATTAATATCTACAATTTTTTCAAATAAGTTTCTATATTTTAAACCCATATTATTGACAATGCGTTTCTATATTTCAATACTCTGCAATACATCAAATCTAAGTTTTGTATTTGCCGAAGCAGGATAAGAAAGCTGATCGTAAAGATCAAACATAGTAGGCTTGTGGCGTTACTATAGTTTAAATTCATATCACAGACGCCACGAGACCCAATATTGTTATTAGAATTAGTTGGAGCATTATTCCATTTAGAATTACGTGATCCAGAGTTAGAAGTATTATTCCAATTACCACCGAGTTTCACGACGTGACTATATCTCTCTTACCCTTTTTATAACTAATCCACGAATCCATACAAAGAATACAATCAGACAATAATTGCTGAGAATAACCTTGTTGTTTAAGTGTTAATGCTTTCACATTTTTATTAGTCATAAATCTTAAATAAAATCTTAATAACGACATGCCTGAATCTACTAAATACATCTTAGATATTTGATTAGATTTACCAGCATCATTAATAAGTTGAACTTGTTTTAATAAACATTCTAATATTTGTTTTTTTAATATACCATGTTTTCTAGGTATGTTTTGTATGATTGGATATAAGTAATTTATAACCTTTTCATATTTTTCCACAATATTCATTTGTTTGTGATTAATCGTTAAATCTTTAATAATGGTTTTCACCATTATTCGTTTGTTTTATGATCACAGACGCCACGAGACCCAAAATAGTTAAGAGAATTAGTTGGAGCATAAAACCATAAAGAACTACGAGATCCAGAGTAAGAAGTAGTACTCCAATAACCACCGAGTATCACGACGTTAGATAGATTATAAGTTGAACCACGACCTTCAGTATTAGCAGTGTAAGCCGTAGAACCATTTGGTCCACCAAAATCATTACCCCAAATCCACATACAACCAGTTGATTGGATAACACCCCATTTAGAAGTAAAATTATCGTCTGTTGCACTCATTTGTGTTGTAGTTGGGTCACTTCCTCTTGAACTTGCTTCTGTAGTTCCATAAGCTAATGCAGAAAATTCTTGATAAGTAGGTGGTCTTTTCCCATGAGAAGATAATAGTTCAGCTTGTTCCCACCAAGTATAAGAACCATAAGTTGTTGAACCATTACCACCAAATAAACTTGGTACTTTAGGTGGTGAACTTCCATCTGCTATTGTAACATTATAATAAGATGTTCCATTAGTATGATGGTCAACTCCTGTTAAATAAATATCTGACCAAAAATGTCCACCCACTAAAGTCATTCCTCTTGGGTCTGGACAATTAGGTTTCCATTTTAAATCCCATAATGAATATTCGTTAATTGATGCAGTAGTATCTCCACCTGATGTTCCTGTTGCATTACCACCTGCTGCATAATGAAATCCACCTACTTTTCTAGCATTTGCTGATGGTGGACTAACATGGTCTGTAGTTGCTTCTAAAGCACCAGCAGTTGTACACCAAATAGCATAATCTGTTCCAGCTGTAGCTGATGGCATAGTAATAGAAGTTGCTGAAGCTATAGTTTTAACATCACCATTAACTTCAATGTATAATCCTGTGTTAGTCTCCATTGTGAAAGCACCTGTTTTATCCCAAGCAACAACTGTTGGGTCAATTTTAGAAAATAATCCATATGCTATACTTCCAGAAGAAGCATCACCCCAAGAAATATCAGTACCATCTGTTGTTAAAAATTGACCAACAGTACCAGTTGTTAAAATTGATGTAACAGCACTAGCATTTCCATAAAGAATACTTCCTCTACTTAATGCGTCTAATTTATTTAATTCTGTTGCAGTAGAAGTTACTACTACATCTTCATTTATTTTAGGTGAAGTTAAAGTTTTGTTTGTAAGCGTTTCTACTCCAGCAAGTGAAACTTCTGATGCACTATCTGCCCAATCTATTGTGTTAGCTGTAAAATTAATAGTTCCTAAAAGAATATCATCAGCACCATCATACATTTTTAAAAGTTGTGCAGTTGCGTCACCCGATGTATCTAGCCAAACTGTTCCAGCTACTGCTGAACTAGGTCTTGATGTACCTGAATTAGATGTATTAATAGCCTCTAAAGTGTCATTAAGATCACTACGAAAAGAGGGAAAAGATTGGTTCTGAATTAAATAATCGCCTTGTGCCATAATTGTTTTATACTCCTTTTAAAAGCCTTTTGCAATATAATCAAATGTTCTTGATATTGCTGTTCCACCTGAATTTTTAAATGTTAAATCAAATGAATCTATTGCTTTATTTTCTACTACAAAGAAATCTCCCGTAGCTAAATCTTCGCCTGTAATTCCTACAGCATAATTAACAGATTTAAATGGGTTTGTAAATGTTACTGTGTAAGTTCCAGCACCAGAAGTTATATCATTTCCACTAAATATTCTATCAGGCATATCTATTGTAACTGTTACCTCATTAACAACAGGAGTAGATGATAAATCTCTTGAAGTTAAAAACACTCTAAACTTGTAGTATCTGGCAGTATAGTTACCAATTACAAAATTTTGGAAAGCTGTATAAGTTACATCATCATCAGAAGTTGCAATTTCTAAATGAGCATCACAGTTTGCTGGTGTATCTCCGTCAAAGTTTGAGGGTGCAACATCAAATAATCCTGATCTATTATCAAATAAATCATCTGGGTTATCTGAAGTTTGAGATAATGTTGCTGTAATTCTTGCTGTGTGTTTAGCACCAATATCAATAACATCTGCAAATTCATAATTACCTGTTGCAAAGAAGTCAGCATTAGTAACTCCTGAATCAAAAAATCTAGTTGTTTCATCATCAAAATCTCCTGAACCACTATCAAACAATTCTGAAGAATCTAATCTAATTGAATCATTTGCTATAATTGTATTTGTATTTGTTCCTAAAAAGTCAGGGTGTTCTGATTGAGTTGCTACTGCATTATGATTAATAACATCAGTTACATTTGAAATAATAGCAGTTGCGTTTGAACTGAAGTTTCCAAGTTTATCTACAGCTTTAATTAAGTAAGTTCCAGCCCTAGCTGGTACAGAAATTGAAGTTGCTGGTCTTGATACTTTTGTTACTAAAGATACAGAGTTTGCCCAATCTCCTGTTCCATCTGTTACTGTTGAATATCTAATTTGATAATAAGCTAAATCTAAATCACTAACTTGCGACCAACTTAAATGTGCTTCTTGTCCTACAATATTACAAGAAAAATCCTGA